ATCTTGACCCTAGCTAGTTACGCACAGATTAGGAATCGACCACACTCATTGCTGTGCATATGTATAGGGTGGGGTCGAAAACCACGATAAGTGGTTAAGTAACATCACCTGCTTACGTATTTTTCCTTTACAAAAGTCCTTCAATGTTTTATGTATGATTTATAACAAAGGAGAACACAATGCCGGGAACTATGAAATCATATGGAACTGTAATGAAGAAAGGTAAGAAGAAGACAATGAAGAAGTCTGCTAATATAGTTGGTAAAAAAGTTAAGAAGAAAAAAGGTAAGGGTACAATGTATGGCTAAGCTTTGTGCCAAAGGCAAAGCCGCCGCTAAAAGAAAATTTAAAGTATACCCAAGTGCTTATGCTAATATGTATGCTTCTGGTGTTTGCTCTGGTAGAATCAAACCTAAATCTAAAAAGAAAAGTAAAAGGAAACGCAAATGAATGTAACTCCTGAATTAATAGAAACACTACACAACATATCTTGGTTTGATGGTATCTCTTATATTCTATTAGGTCTAGGAGCATACGCATTGTATAGATGGATTAGAAGAATATGAGTCTTCGTAAATGGGTTGGTGAGAAGTGGGTTGATATTGGAGCACCAAAGAAGAATGGCAAGTATCAACCATGTGGTAGAAGCAAAGGATCTAAACGTAAATATCCAAAGTGTGTGCCACTAGCTAAAGCAAGAAAGATGACTGCATCACAGAAAGCTTCAGCAGTAAAAAGAAAACGTAGTGTCAAACAAGGAGTGGGTGGTAAGCCAACAAATGTTGCTACCTTTAAAAGAAAAAAGAAATGATAAAACGAATGAATATAAAAATTGAAACTATACTACCTTTGTTTGTTGTTATTGTAACTGCTGGTGTAGCTTATGGTTCTTTAACATCACGAGTATCAGAATTAGAAAACAAAACAACCACACTACAACAAATGGCTATAGATATTTCTGTCATAAAAGAAAAAGTAAGTAACATAGAAAAAACTATAAACGGAGAATAGTATGGCAAAATCACCAGCATGGCAACGTAAAGAAGGTAAGAATCCTAAAGGAGGATTAAATGCTAAAGGTCGTGCTAGTTATAATAAAGGTCGTACCAAGACTGGTAAGAAAAGAAATCTAAAAGCACCATCAAAAGTTGTAGGCAACAAAAGACGTGCAAGTTTTTGTGCAAGGATGAAAGGTATGAAGAAGAAACTTACCAGTAAAAAAACTGCTCGTGATCCTAATTCAAGAATAAATAAAAGCCTACGTGCTTGGAACTGTTAATGTATATTGTAAATTATAAAATGGAATTTAGAACTAGACCTAGCAAACTAGATGTTCAAAATAAATTATTTGATTTACTTGCTGAAGGATTTACTTTACGTACACCAGAAGAAGCTGAAGATTATGCTAGAACAAAAGAACTAAAGGAGAAAAATAATGTTCATAAGAGAACTGTCGTTTAAAGATTTATTACGTCTAAGAAAAATTGTACGCAATACACATTTAAAATTTTATCCACAAGCAGATTTATCTGATGTAGAAGTAGATAAGTTTATAAATTCGCTTGGTCCAAATGTAGCAGGTAAAATGATAAAGTTTGCAATAGACAATAGGCAAGTCGATTGAACTTTAAATATAAACCAGATGGTGACATCCTAAAAAATTTTATGAAAGACAATAGTTTCTTTCGTGGTATACGTGGACCAGTTGGTTCAGGTAAATCTGTTGCTTGTTGTATAGAAGTATTTCGTAGAGCCTTAGCACAAAAAAAATCTCCAGATGGTATACGTAAAAGTAGAGTAGCTATTATAAGAAATACCAATCCTCAGTTACGTACCACAACTATGAAGACATGGCTAGATTGGTTTCCTGAAAAAGAATTTGGTAAAATGAATTGGTCACCACCATACACACACAGAATTAAAGTAGGTGATATAGATTTAGAAGTTATCTTTCTAGCTTTGGATAGACCAGAAGATGTTAAAAAATTATTATCTTTAGAATTAACCTTTCTTTTTTTTAATGAAAGTAGAGAAATAGCAAAGCCAATTATAGATGCAGGTACTATGCGTGTAGGTAGATACCCTTCTATGAAAGATGGTGGACCAACTTGGTATGGTGTGATTGCAGATACCAACGCACCAGATGAAGATCATTGGTGGAGTGTTATGAGTGGAGATGCTCCACCACCTGAACACTTATCAAGAGAAGAAGTTTTAATGTTAGTTAAACCAGATAACTGGAAATTTTTTACACAACCTGCTGGTATGGTAGAGAAAAAAAATAATAATCAAGAAGTAGAAAATTATGAAATAAATCAATCAGCAGAAAACAAAATGAATCTTGTGCAAGATTATTATCCTTCTATTATTAGAGGTAAAACAAAATCTTGGATTGATGTATATGTAATGAATAGGTTAGGTTCTATTGAAGATGGTAAACCAGTATATAAACAATTTTCATCAGACATTCATGTAGCAAGAGAACCAATCATCCCAGCAGAAGTTCCTTACTATGTAGGTATAGACTTTGGTCTTACACCTGCTTGTGTATTTGCACAACAAGTAAGAGGTCGGTGGATTATACTACATGAAATAGTAGCACAAGATATGGGCATGGTTAGATTTGGTGAATTGTTACGACAAGAAATGCAATCAAAGTTTCATAATATTCCAGTAGCAAGAATTTATGGTGACCCTGCAGGAGATTACAGGGCACAAACTGATGAATCAACACCATTTCAAATACTTCGAGGTGCTGGTATTCGTGCTATTCCAGCACCATCCAATGATGTATCGTTACGTATAGAGTCTGTAAATGCTCCATTAAGTAGATTAGTAGAAGGTAAATCAGGGGTATTAATAGATAAAAGATGTAAACATTTAATAAAAGGTTTTGAAGGTGGGTATCAGTATAAGAGAATGCAAGTATCAGGTGAGAGATATACAGATAAACCAGACAAAAACCATTACTCTCACATACATGATGCACTACAATATTTAATGTTAGGAGCAGGAGAAGGTAAGAACATTACTAAATCAATTCATCCAGCAAAAGTAGTTCAAGCTAAAACTGACTTTGATGTCTTTACAAAAGCTCCAAAAAAGACTATAAGAAAGAAATGGAATATCTTTGATATTCGCACTAGACTATAAAGGAGAACATATGTGTATAGGAGGATTATTTGGAGGTGGCTCACGTAGAGTATATATACCTCCTCCACCAAGACCAGATCCAGCAATTGCTCAAAGGGAAACACAAAACAGAGCAACAGGATTACAAGACCAACAAAAAGCATCACAAGCTAGAAAGCAACAATTACAAGCTGGACTAGGAAGAAGAAGTTTATTATCTTCTAGTGGTGGTGGTTATTTAGCAAACACAAGTTCAAATACAAGATTAGGATAATATGGTAGCTTTAGTTCCCCAACCTATTTTAAAAGAAATGTCTAACATAGAAAATATGTTAGCAAGATTTAAAAGAGCAGAAAGTATTAAAGAATTATGGCGACCAACATTTGAAGAATGTTATGAGTATTCTATGCCTGCTCGTGAAAGTTTTTATCCTACTACTGCAGGACAAACAAAGACAGATAAAATATTTGATGAAACTGCTGTGGTTGGTGTGCAAGAATTTGCTAGTAGATTACAAGCAGGTATTACACCTAACTATGCAAGATGGGCAGAATTAATAGCAGGAAGCGAAGTACCTGCAGAAGAAAGAACACAAGTAAATGAACAACTAGATGGTGTAACAAATTATGTATTTGAAATATTACAAAACAGTAATTTTGCACAAGAGATACATGAATCGTTTCTTGACTTATCTGTAGGAACAGGTGCGTTACTTATAGAAGAAGGTGATGCTATAAAGCCAGTAAGATTTACTGCAGTACCTTTAGCTAGATTAACTTTAGATACTGGACCAAATGATACAATAGATACAGTATATAGAACGAGAAAAGTAAAAGCATCACAAATTAAAATAGTTTATCCTCAAGCAATATTACCAGATGAAATTGTAAGAAAGTTAAATAATGGTAATGATATGTTTATAGAAATAATAGAATGTGTATCAGCAAACTATTCTAAACCTAATGTTGAGTTGCATGACTTTACAGTTTTCAGTACAAATCCACAACATATATTTTTACAAAAACAATTTATGGGTGAAGGTTCAAATCCATATGTAGTGTTTCGTTGGAGTAAAGCCGCTGGTGAAGTGTATGGTCGTGGACCACTTCTTAATTCTATGCCTGCAGTAAAGACTTGTAACTTAGTAATAGAAATGATTCTTGAAAATGCACAGATGGCAATATCTGGTATGTATCAAATGGAAGATGATGGAATAATAAATGTAGATACAATACAACTACTTCCTGGAACTATCATACCAAGAAGTCCATCATCTCGTGGTTTAGAAGCAATAACTCCAGCAGGTAACTTTAATGTTGCTGATTTGGTTTTAAAAGATATGCGTACTAATATAAAGAGAGCATTGTATAATGAAATGTTAGGCGATCCTAATCGTACACCAATGAGTGCTACTGAAGTAGCTGAAAGAATGGCAGACCTTTCAAGACAAATTGGTTCATCATTTGGAAGACTTCAAGCAGAAATGGTAACACCAGTATTACAAAGAGTAATACATATATTAAAAAAACAAGGTAGAATAAATATACCAACTGTAAATGGTAGAGAAATAAAAATACAATCTACTTCTCCACTTGCACAAGCACAAGCTAATCAAGATATTAATGGTTTCAATAGATTTTTAGAATTAGTACAAGCTAGATTTGGTCCACAGTTAATAAACTTACTAGTTGATAGTAATGAAGCTACAAAATATTTAGCAGAAAAGTTTGGAATACCAGAAAAACTTACAAGATCACAAGAAGAAATGAATCAAATGATGCAACAAATGCAACAAGCAATACAGCAACAACAACAATTACAACAAAATATGGCACAAGATGGACAAGAAACAACACCCCCAAGTTAGTATTGATGGCTTTAATAGGTCACCTATATTAGAAAATAAAATAAATGACACATTTGTAAACTGCTTTAGAACAGATTCAGGTAGTGAAGTATTAAAATATTTAAGAGGAATTACTATTGAAACTGTTGCTGGTTTTAATATAACTAACGAAGAACTAAGAGCAAGAGAAGGAATGAGATTTTTAGTCGGTATCATTGAACAACGTATAAAGGAGGGCGAAAATGCCAGAGCAAGAAAGTCTAATAAATAGCGAACAAGAAGTAAAAGATGAAGTAGGAGAAGTAGCAGAAAGACCAGAGTGGTTGCCAGAAAAATTTTTTAAAGATGGTAATCCTGACTATGAAGGTCTAGCTAAATCATATACAGAAGCAGAAACTTATATTGGCAAAAAGAAAGAAGACCTTACTGCAGAAATAAAAACACAAATGGAAGCAGATGTAATAAAAAATTTACCAGAAACTCCAGATAAATATAGTTTACCAGAGATTCCTGATAGTTATAATACTGATACACCACTTATGGATGGTTGGAAAAAGTATTGTCATGAAAATAAACTTGGACAAGAAGCCTTTAATAAAGGAATAGACTTGTTTATAGAGTCACAACCAGCACCTAACTTAGAAGAAGAAAAACAAAAACTAGGAGAAAATGCAAATCAACGTATAGAAGCTGTTAGTTTGTGGGTAAATAAAAACTTTGATGAAGCACAAAAACCTATGTTAGAGATGATGTGTTCAACATCTTCAGGAGTAGAAGCAGTAGAAAAGATTATGAACATGTTACAGAACAGTATGTCAAATGCTCCTGAGTCTACACAGACTTTAGGTAAAACTAGAGCAGACTTACAAGAAATGATGAAAGATAGAAAGTATTGGCATCCAACAAGTAGAGATGAAAACTATGTTAAACAAATAGATACTGCATTTGAAAAATTATATAAATGATTTGTAAAAAATGCGTAAGCATACAACCTTCAACAGAAAAGGATGCAATACATTTAGCTAGAAATATGCGAGAACAAGACTTAATGGAGGTAGAAGCTAACAATACCGATCCAATATCTGCATTAACAACTCCATTATATCTACATAATGCACAAACTTTTACTTTATTTTATGGAAAAGAACCTGTCTTAATGGGTGGTACTGTAGCAGAATCACTAGGTGTTGCAAGAATATGGTTACTTGCAAGTGAAAAAGCTTTTACAAAACCTATGAAAATAGCATTATTAGCTAGAAAATGGGTAGATACTATACACAAACCATACGAAGTTTTATATAATTTTGTGTGGATTAACAATAAAAAGGCAGTAAAACTCTTACAACATTTAGAATGTCGGTTTGATAATGAAATAATAAAAAGAAACAATCTTGACTTTGTTAAATTTTCTCGTTGCAAAAACAATAAACTTTCGTTATAGATATATTAGTAGTCCTAGAATATTAGAGTATTGCCCATTTGGATAACCTTACAAAAATAAGCTAGATAAACTCGGAGAAAACTTTTATTAACTTAATAAGGAGGACTTATGTCTGTAGGAATAAGCACTGCTTTTATTAAACAGTTTGAGAGTGATGTCCACATGGCTTATCAGCGAATGGGTTCAAAACTTAAAGACACCATTAGACAAAAACCAAGTGTTAATGGTAATCAAACAGTTTTTCAAAAAGTAGGAAAAGGCTCTGCTGTCCAAAAATCACGTCATGGACAAGTGCCAATAATGAATATCGATCATAGTAATGTAACAGTAACCTTACAAGATTACTTTAGTGCTGACTATGTAGATAGACTTGACGAATTAAAAACCAACATTGATGAAAGAATGGTAGTAGCACAAAGTAGTGCTGGTGCGTTAGGAAGAAAAACTGACGAACTAATAACTACTGCTCTTGACGGTACATCAAACTTATCAGGTAACTCTGACTCAAATGGTTTAACACAAGCTAAGATAGAAGCTGTGTTTGCCGCAATGGGTGAGAATGATATACCTGATGATGGTGATAGATACTTTATTGTGTCACCTGATGCTTGGGTTGATCTGTTACAGATAGCGGCATTTACGGATGCTGACTTCATTGGACCAGATGAACTTCCATTTAAAGGTGGTATGGTAGCAAAAAGATGGCTTGGTTTTATGTGGATGATACATAGTGGACTACCAGTAACAGGTGGTAGAAGACAATGTTTTGCATATCATAGAACTGGTCTTGGTGTGGCAATGGGTGCTGATGTAACAACAGAAATCAATTACATACCAGAAAGAGTGTCTAATTTAATAACAGCATATATGAGTTTGGGTGTTGTCTTAATTGACGATAACGCAGTCTTTGAAGTGCAAATAACTGAATAGGAGGTACAAATGGCTTTAGATGCAACAAATCTATTTAAGGTTGGTGGTGCCAATCCTGGAATGTGGATTTACAAATCTACAGATGCAGTAGGCACTATTGATGATTCTGGTTACTTTAGTAGTGTAACTAATGAATTAAAGCAATTTGATGTAATAGTTATTATAGGAGCAACTGGTGGTGGATCACCAACAGTAGACTTAGCAACTGTAACATCTGCAACTGGTGCTACACCAGTAACAGTAGCATTACTTGCTTAACGGAGTATGGGGGAGGTAACTCCCCCTAACATTATATGGCTACTACAAAGATAGATATATGTGCAAGAGCATTAGTTATGATAGGAGCAAGTCCTATTACTTCTTTTGCAGATGGAACAACAGAGTCTACAGTTGCTAGTAATTTATATTTAGATACAGTTAAAAATATGTTGTCTAGTTATCGTTGGAGATTTGCTAGTAAACAAACACAACTTTCAAGATTAACAGATGCACCAGATCATAAATGGGATGCGGCTTATCAACTACCAAGTGATTTAGTAGGTTTACATGGTGTGTTTGTAAATGATATGCCGATAAAGTTTGAGAGATATGGAGATATGGTTTATAATGATGCAACTTCTACAGACTCAGTATATATAGATTATACATTTTATGATGAAGGTGCAACTAATCCTGAAGAATTTTTTCCTGCCTATTTTATTTTTTTATTAGAACTATCATTAGCTTCTATATTTGGATATGCTGTAGCACAAAACAATGCACTATCAGATTCTTTGGAAGGCAAAGCACAAAGGCAATTAGCAATAGCTAAAAATCTTGATGCACAACAAAGAACCTCTAGCAGATTAAGAGTTACAAGATTTGCTAACACAAGAAATTCTACAGGTGTTTCTAGTATAGAAGGAACTGTGGAGTAAATGTGGCAAAAACAAGAGCATTACTTAGACAACTAAAAACAACATTTCAAGCTGGAGAACTTGATCCTTTAATGGATATGCGTAGTGATGTTAATGCATATGCTAATGGAGCAAGGCAAATGCAAAATGTAAGTTTGTTTTCTCAAGGTGGATTTAAAAGAAGAAATGGTACAAAAAGATATGCAAGTTTATCTGGTAATGCTAGATTAGTTGGTTTTGATTTTGATGATAATGAGCAGTACATACTAGCATTTGGCAATGAAAGAGTAGATATATATTATCTTGGTGATAATTCTTTAGCACAATCTATTACTGGTTGTGTTTGGACTACAAGCATATTGTTTGAAATGCAATTTAGTCAGTCTGGAGATACCATGATTGTAACACATCCTAGTATGCAAACACAAAAAATATTTAGAACTGGATTAACTTCTTTTACAAAAAGCAATTTTACTTTTGATACTGATGCAGAAAATGTATATCAACCATATTATAAATTTGCAAATGCAACTACTACTATATCAGCAAGTGGTACTACAGGTAGTGTTACTTTAACAACAAGTGCAAATCATTTTACATCAGCTTATGTAAATGTATATTTAATGATTGAAGATACAACTTTACTTATAACAGGATATACAAGTGCAACACAAGTTACAGCTACAATACTTGGTACTTTGCGTAAACAACTTATAATTGATCCTTTTACAACAGAAAATGGAACTAAAGTAATTACAGTAAATGATCCTTTACATGGTTTAGCAAATGGAGCATCTATAACTATATCAGGTTCTAATAGTATTGAAGGTATAAGTGCTACAGATATTAATGGTTCAAAAACTATATCAGTTTTAAATGAAGATACTTATACATTTACTGCTGGTGGTAGTGCAAATGCTAACAATACTGCCGCTGGTGGAGGAGCCGCAGTATTTTTAACAAGTGCTAATCAAGTAAACACTAGATGGAAAGAACAAACATATAGTTCAATAAGAGGTTATCCAGCATCATCTACATTTCATGATGGTAGATTGTGGTTTGGTGGTTCTTCTAGTTTGCCAGATTTTGTATGGGCTTCAAAGGTAGATGAATTTTTTAATTTTGATGTAGGTGAAGGAAATGATGCAGATAGTATACAATCAAGTATTGGAGTATCGCAAGTAGCAGATATAAGACATTTAATATCTAATAGACATTTACTTATATTTACAGCTAATGGTGAATTTTTCTGTCCTCAATCAGATACAGCAGTATTAACACCTAGTAATTTTCAAGCAAGAAGACAAACAACACATGGTTGTAGTCATGTAAATATTAAAACACTAGAAGGTGGTGCATTGTTTGTGCAAAAACATGGCAGAGCAGTAAGAGAATTATTATTTACAGATTTAGAATTATCTTATTCAGCAACAAATATAAGTGTCCTAGCAAGTCATTTAGTACAAACACCAATAGATATGACAATATTACAAGGCACTTCTGAAAGACCAGAGTCATATGCAATATTTATTAATACTGATGGTACTGCTGGAGTGTTTCATGCAGTTCGTGCAGAAAAATTAGCTGGATGGACTGAATGGAAAACTACATCTGGTGCATCTTATAAAAGTGTAGAAGCAGTAGGTTCTCGATTGTTCTTTACTGTATTTAGAAATAGTGCATATTATATAGAAGAAATGGGTGATGAAGATAATACATTAGATCATGCGTCTACTTTTGTAATAGGAAGTGCTGGTACTGTATTTACTGGCTTATCAAACTATGCAAGTAAAACTGTTAGAGTAAGAAGTGGTAATTTTTATATGGGTGAATTTGCTGTTACAAGTGGTGGACAATTAACACTATCAAGTGGTTTTGATACTACAACAATAACTGTTGGTTTTGACTATGAATTAAATGTTGAAACTATGCCTGTAGAAATAGCATTACCAAGTGGTAGTTTACAAGGTAAACCAAAAAGAATAAGTAAAGTAATATTAGGTTTAAACTCTGCATTAGCTACTTCTGTATCTGGCAATAAACTTGTATTAAGACAAGTTACAGATGATTTATCTTTAGCACCAACTGCTGTAACAGGTAAAAAAGATTTTTATTTATTAGGATACAATAAAGATGCAACTGTATCTATAACACAAAGTGATCCTTTACCAGTTAGGATTACAGGATTAGTAATGGAGTATGCTGTTTAATGTGTGATGCAATTTTAATTTTGACTGCAATAAGTGCTGGTGCTACTGTTCAAAGTGCAAGAATACAAGCACAAGCATCAAAGATAAATAATAAACTTGCTGAAGAAGAAGCAAAAATAAGAAATTCAGAATTACAAGAAAGAAGAAAATTAGCTAAAATAAATGCAAAAATAGAAGAAAATAATAGAAGACAAGCATATGCTAGAAACATAGCAACTATGAGAGCATTAGGTAAAGGTAAAGATAATCCATCTTTCTTATCTATACTAAATAAAGAAGAACAAAGTTTACGACTTGATATAGATAACATAAGATTAGGTCGTAGAGTACAAGATAGTAGACTATCAACACAGATAGCAGTAAATACAGTACAAGGTACAAGACCAGACTTAAGTGGTTTTTATACTGCCGCTGGTATAGCATCAGCTTCAGGTACAGTTGCTAGTGGTTTGTCTGCAAGTTCAGCTACTAAAAGTGGTGGGTAATTATGGCAAAAAGATATTCAGATTTAAATAGAATAAAAGTAGACACAGGAACACAAGTAAATGTAAATTTAGGTAGAGTAGACACTAGACCAGTAGAAGCATTTTTTAATGCTGTAAGTAAATCATCAGACCAATTTAGACAAATAGCTATAAATAATGCAAGTGATAGAGCAAAGAAAGATGCAAAATTAAAAGCAGAAAGTGCTAAAATAGAAATAGATACAGATACTAATAGACCTAAATATAATCCTATATTGGATGGAGGTACTATATATAATCAAACTTATGAAGATATATATGATCAAAATTATTTAGCAGAAATACAAAATTCATTTGGTCAAGAAATAGCTACCATAAGAGGTGATCATGTAAAGAAACCAGATTCTGCATTTAGTACTGGTGATTTACCAATTAATATGGAAGAAGCAAGAAATAATATATTAGATACTTTACCAGATAAATTTAGAAATGATTTTACTTCATATGCTAACAGTACAATTACAAGAATACTTGATGCAGAAAAACAACAAGTAGGAACTAATTTAGTTAATCAAAATAGAGATGCTTGGAATAAAACTACAAAAAGATTAATGGAAGAATATACAAATGATTCTTCAGAAGAAAATAAAAAAAAAGTAAAAGATCATTTAAAAAAAACAGATGTTATATTAGGTCCAGATAGAGGTGATGAATATGTAAAAAGTACAGAAATAGAATTAGAAACAATAGCAAGAGCTCAAGAATTTATTTCAGAAATAACACAAATTGAATTTAAAGGAAATGAAGCATCTTATAATAATAATAAAAAACAACTTACAGATATATTAGATGTATTGCATAGTAAAAAAGGAACAGTAGATTTACTTATAAATGGTGAAACAAAAACATATAGTTATTCTGATATGGTTGATATGTTTCCAAATGAAGCAAAAAGAACTGCATTAAAATCTGAAATAAGAAGTATTGTAGAATTAAGAACAAAACAAAATGATAATGCAGTAGAATCTCAAGAATATTATACTAGTGTTATAGGAGATGCAAAAACAAAAATTACAACTTTTACAGGTAGTAATGATGAATTATCACAACTAAAAGAAGAATATAAAAATTCTATAGAAAATTTTGTTCCAACTGATATATCTGAATCACACACACAAAAACAATTTACTTTAAAAAACAAAGCCTTAAATATACTTGAAGATTTAGGAGAACAAGTTCTTTATGATAGATTTAAAAAAAGACAAACAATTATTTTAAAACAAGATGAAAAAGAATTAGAACAAATAATGTATACATCAGAATCTGATGAATTAAAAAAATTATTAATAAAACATGAAAAAGATCATCCAAATACAAAATATTCAATTGCTAGTTATGATTCTATTACTGCTACTGCAAAAATTTTAAAACAAATTAATGTAGAAGATTTAGATGAAGATAAAATAGCACATAATTTATTTATATTAAATAATGGTATATTAACTTCAGACTATGATCAATTTCATTTAGATAATAATAGTGCTGTTGATACTAAAGAACTTTTTGAATTAACTGGTGCTGATGGTACAGATGCTATTAAAAATTTATTTGATAGATTTAATAGAGGTGGTCAAGGACAAGGTGCTAGTAAAAAAGTAAATAAAATTAATAATATGGTTTCACTTGTTAATGATAATAGACCAATAGAAGTATCATCTGGTGATGCAGACAAAATATTCGTACAATTATTACAAGAGGAATTAAGTTTAAA